TACCGCATTCGCAAGCGAGTCTGGCGTAGCATACTTTGCAAGGCCGCTCCCGTCCGTTGTAATGCATCGCAAAGCGGATAGCGACGTAGATGCTACCAGCGTCGTATCAATCGCCGCAGGGACGATACCGCCGCTAACAATATCTAGCACTACATCGTACTGCTTGATATCTACGCTTACGGTGTCCTGCCTTACGTTGATGGTGCTCACGTTGTCACCTCGTCAACTACCGTAACATCACCGCGCAAAAGCTCGCTCACTACGCCGCTGATCGTAACTTCTAAATCCCACTTATATTCCGTCGTAGTCACAAGGGCCGCCGTCTCAGCGCTCGTAAGCACAATGCTAAACGTGCCTGCTACTGCGCTTACAATCGTGCATGTAAACGTAGCGGCAAGCGTGCCCGATACTGTACGCACTTGAGCCGCGAACGTATAGCCCGTGATATTCTGAACAGCGCCGTTGACTTTGTAGGTAAGTGTGCGAGCAAAAGCCCCACCCTTGCGTATCTGCAAGTCAACTCTTGCGCCTGCGTTAGATAGTGTTATCATGTGCTTTCAAGTGAGATCACCACGAGGCCCAAAGGCCCCGTAGTCATGTCACTTTAGACGATAAGATTAGCAGCGAGGCCACGCTGTGTTGCGTTGTCTTCTGTTGTAAGCGGATTGTAGAGATGCGCCGTGCATGCGCCGAAAGTACCGGCAGAGCCATCACCAGCCGTAGCAACAACATCCAGATAACGCTTGCGGCCCTTCAGGTCGATAAAGAAGCCGAAGATCTTGTTATCATCATCTGCGCTCGGAAGTGCCGGAGCACCTGTTGCGCCGTATACACAGCCCGTGATGTCAGCGGCTGCGCTCATGCCTGAATCGTCAGACTCTTGAACCTTAAGAGCAGTCATAGCGATATCAGTTGCGCCGAGTGCAAAGTAGATAGCTACCTTGTTAAAGCCGAGCGTGTCGATCGTTGTTGTAGCGAACGAAGCGTTATCCTTGATAGCGGCAGGCGGCGTTACGTTTACAACCTTTACGTTTTGCAAGTTATTCATTGGGTCACCTTATGAGTTCTTTGTTACAAGAGCTGCGAGCGCGCCGCGTTGACGTGCCGATGCTGTTGTTGAAGCGTTACCGATGTTCCACCAGTTTACGCCGTAGCGAGCCGTGGACTTGTTGTATTGCGTGTCTGTCAGGAAGCCAACTTCTTGCGAGCTTGTGATAGAAAGACCGCGGCGATCGCCGAACAAACCAGCTTGAGCAGCATCACCATAGAACAGTACGAACTGGCTGTTCTCTGCTGTAAGAAGCGGCGTGTAAAGTTCATCTGTGAAGACAACTTCCGAACCGTTAAAGAACTGACGTGTTACGCCGTCTACGATCTGCGTTGCTGTGTTACCACCTACGGCTTGGATCAATGGTACAATCGTGCCGTACCAAATCTGCGAAGGAACGTAAAAGCGGTTATTCATTCCGGGGAATGTAGCAACCTTTGCCTGCGTCTTGATGATATCGCCAAGTGTGATAGTGGCAAGTGTTGCGCCTGTTGCTACCTGTACGCCCGCTGCGTATGCCTTGTTAGCATCCGTTGCCCATGTACCGCCGATATCAGTAACGAGCTTCTTGAATGATTCGGTCAAACCTACAAGGTTGTTGTACGTTGATGTACCATCGCCCAAGAAAGCAACCTTGTCTTCTTGTACAGCGTGTGCGTAGCCGTGATCCTTAGCGATCTCTTCTGCGATTGCTGCGTATGAATCTTCGCCGAGTTCGATTGTGTTCTGCGTAAGAGCACCGAACTTCTTGGCTGTAAGCTGTACGCCGCTGAACTGCACATCTGACTCTGTATATGTTTGGCCTTCGCCGAGTGCGTATACAGCCGTGCCGCCTACGTTGCGGTTAACTGTGCGTGTTTCGCTGTTCATGGATACTACGTCCATGATACCGCGAGCTACGCCGCGTTCTTCGCGATAATAGAGGATAGCCTGATCTAGTTCGTCAACAACAGTCAGACCACCAAGCGAGTTGTTGGTAGTTGCCATTGTCTTCTGCATTGGCACGCCGTTCTCTTTGCACCATTGAGCCGAGCTAGCATCGCCGAGGCAAGCTGCAATCTGGCGTCCTGCCTTGTATGCCGCTGCTCCTGCTTCGCTGCCGAACTGCTTAAATGCCTTGCCGCGGTAGTGCTGGCCTGTGATCTTTGCGCCTTCTGCAACGAATCCAGAAGGTACTGGGGCCGCTGTCTTGAGTGCGTTAAGATCTGAAGCGTTCTTTGTCTTCATATCGTTAAGCGCCTTCTTTTGTTGGATGATTGTCATGATACGGGCGAGCTTGGCTTGTGCCTTTGCTGCGCCTTCTACGGCTGCCGATACCTCTTCAACTTCGGCTGTTTCTTCAGATGCTTCTGCTAGAAGCGCCGCGATCTGTTCGCGGATTGTTGCTACTTCGGCTGCCATTGCTTCTGGTGTCTCGAACGTACCAGCGAGAACGGCATCCAAAGCGGCGAGGATTTCTTCCCACGTCATTAGATTATCTCCATTGTGTTGATTGTTTGCATAAGCGATAAGAGCTGCTTGCGCTTTAACTCCTTATCGTCTGCCTTTGGAATTGGGTCTGTCTCGGCATGTAGCTGATACAGATTTTTTGAGACATCTTTCAATTGATCGGCAAGTGAAAGAATCATGCCTCGGATACGAGAGTTGAGCACACGGCCCGCTTTGCTACGCATATCCGCGTATGCGAGTGCGTGCTCTTCTGATTGCTTGATGAGCGTAGCCGCAACATCCAGCTTTTCTTCGAGTGTCATAGCTTTAACGTTACTTGTCATGGTCATGGGATTAGCCCCTACCGTAACCGGTGACCATTCGATAATGTTCAGTTTGTTGAGTTCTTTTGTACCATCTGCGAGCGGTGTTGTCTCTACTTCTTCATAACCGAAGCTGTACTCATCGACGCTGCCAAACTTGATATGCTCGTATGCGTCTTTGCCGTCGGTAGTGTTGAGGTTGAACAGGCCCTTCACGTACAGCGCGCCGTTATCACGTAGACGCTCTGGCAGACGCGCATCGCCCGCTGGTATCTCTTCTGCTAGCACCGTCTTCCCAATCGGTCGCTGCATATCGTGCTGCCATACCATCTTGGGTAGCTTGGCTTCTATGCTTTCCTTGAATGCGCCGTAAATAACGCGATCGCCGTACGAATCGACATTGCCGAAAACGCTCACGAACGCTTCAACGCTGCCCTGCTCATCCGCCTTAAATTCTACTGGTATGTTCTTGTACTTCATTAGTTCCGTTCCTGTACTCGTGATCGCCGAACTGGACGCATAGTGCAACGGCAGTTAATCGCTTCTTGTGGCTCCCCTAGTCCGGGGCCTTCGCCTGCTCCAGATACGAACTGGTCAAACGTTTCGCCCTCTTCAATCCATTCGCCGTCTAAATCTTTATGCGTCTTGCGTACGTCAGAATCACGCTGTGATAGCCATACTTGCACTACCTTACGCTTTGGGTCTGTTTCGCGATCATTTACACGCTTGACCGTCTGACGCTGCACTACGGTTGCCTGTGCTTTGCACGTAGTAACGGCGATCATCTTTGCGCGTGACGTCTGCATCTCTGTAAACTTTTCTAGCAAAGACTTTTGCACTTCCGCTACTGGCTTGCCTGCGTTAGCTTCGAGAACCCTTGCCACGTCCTTTTTAGCCGTGTTCAAAGACTCTTTCATGTTCTCGGTAGACTTGCGGATTTGCTCATCACGTATTTGATCTGTCAAGCTCTGCACTTGCGTAAGATCACCGCCCACGCTTTCAAGCGTCATCTCGATGATCTGCGTACGCAATGCTTCTTGCGTAGCTTCATTGGCTGCTATAAACTGCCTGACCAAATCGGCTATGTTGATTGCATCCTCTGGAGCTTTTACCATTTTGTTGACGCCAACAAAACGATCCGATTTTACCTGCTTCATCACGGCCCGCTCTACGCGCTTCATTACTTCCGCAACGTCCGCCTGCGTAGCTTCCGCAGCTTCGAGGATAACATCCTCCTGCTTCTGCCAGTATTTTACCGCTTCCGGCTCGTGCCACTTTACCTTGCGGCCTTCAACGCTTTCGATTGGGTCTGCGTTGGTTTCTACCGATTGCTTTGCCTCTGGCTCTGGAGCAGTAAAAGCACCAAAGCCGCCTGCGGGCTGCTGCTCGTAAGCGAATACATCGCCGTTCTCTACATCTTCGTACTTGAGCGTTGCGCGTGCTTCGTTAAGCGTGATGATGTTTGCCGTAAACTGCTGCAATGCCTGCGCTTCTATCGTTGCCGCGTCTGGTTGCAATGCCTGTACTTCTGATGTATCAAAAGCGAGCTGAACGTCTGGGAATTCCTTGCGGAGTCCCGATTCAAGCTGCTCTTCAAGCGCATTCCAGAATGGTACGCGCGTTAAAGTAGTATATTCTTGGTAGGCACTAGCAAGGTTGTTGTATGTGCTACGTGCAAGCCCCGCGCTTGTCAATACAACGGCTGGATGAATGCGAAATGCACCGCAGATCGCCGTCTCAAGTTCCTGCGTTGTCTCAATCGCTTGCAGCTTCTGGGCATCCAAGCCCATCTGCTGGTAGCTCATGCCATTGCCTAGCACGATCGCATCTGTACGGTCTTTGCCGTTGGCATCCTTGCGTTTACGCAATTGCGCCCGCAAAGATTCGACCTGCGAAATAGGAACATCGCCCGGTGCTGACAAGATACCGCTAGGGATAGCATTAGAAGCCACAAGCGAATAGATCGTAGCTTGCAGCTCGTTGTATGTGTTGATCTTATCCCATGCAACGGTAAT